TCAACCTATATCTCCCCGATGCAGTCCGAACCGATGCTGGACAGTCCGTTTAAGACCCGACCCAGTCCAGATCAATGACAACTAAGCCCAGAAAGCGCAAAGCCCTACGAGGGGCAACTAAGCCACGGCTTCACAGTCCACTTCTTAAGGGCGAAAATAAGCTGCAGGATGTCAAAGACCTATGCGCAATAGTCAAGATGGATCTCATGCCGTGGCAGGAGTTTGTTCTAAAGGACATGCTTACTGTGGACAAGAAAGGCATGTGGATTCGTAAGACAAACTTGATTCTCGTAGCTAGGCAGAACGGTAAAACACACCTAGCACGCATGCTCATCCTTGCACACCTCATTAAGTGGAATACCAATGTGCTGATCATGAGCTCGAACAGAAGCATGGCACTAGACACCTTCCGACAAGTCACTCACCTATTGGAGACCAATGACCACCTTAAAGGATTCGTCAAACAAATCCGACACGCCAACGGAACTGAGAGCATTGAGATGCTATCTGGAGCAAGGCTTGATGTTGTCGCAGCAACTAGAGACGGCTCTCGCGGTCGATCAGTCAATGGACTGCTTTACATCGATGAAGTCCGAGAGATCACAGAAGATGGATTTAGAGCTGCAACTCCTACAACTAGAGCTCACCCAAATTCTCAAACGCTTCTTACCTCTAATGCAGGAGACGCTTTCAGCACTGTACTCAACGACCTACGAGAGCGAGCCATCGACTACCCACCCAAGTCTTTTGGATTCTATGAATACTCAGCACCCCAGTACTGCAAGATAACTGACCGCGATGCATGGGCTCTGGCTAACCCCTCTCTGGGATACACCATCACAGAAGAAGCGATTGAAGAAGCGATTGCTACTTCACCGATTGAGAACACTCGTACTGAAACTCTTTGTCAGTGGATCGATTCCTTAAGTAGCCCGTGGCAACATGGAATCTTAGAAGAAACATCTGATAGCACGCTTGAAATGGCTATTGGGGCTTATACTGTATTCGGTTTCGATGTCAGTCCGTCACGCAGGAACGGATCATTGGTCGCAGGACAACTTCTCCCAGATGGGCGGATTGGCATCGGGATTCTGGAAACCTACAGCTCTCAGGTTGCTATCGATGAGCTTAAAATGGCTGCAAGTATAAAGGCATGGTGCGACATTTATAAGCCTCGCTTAGTCTGCTATGACAAGTACGCCACCCAGACAATCGCAGATCGCTTGGCTAATGCAGGTGTCATGATCGAGGATGTTTCGGGTCAGCAGTTTTATAAAGCTTGTGGAGACCTTGCAGAAGGACTTAACAATCACCGAGTAGTTCACAATGGGCAAGCTGAGTTCATTCAGCAGATGAATAACTGCGCAGCTAAAGTCAATGATTCGGCTTGGCGCATCATTAAGCGAAAGTCAGCGGGAGACATTTCAGCTCCTATCGGTCTAGCAATGGTCGTAAGTAAGTTAATGCTTCCAGTTCCTAAGCCTCAGATTTATACTTAGACACGCCCTAGCACATTGTCTAATTGCTTGACAAATGCTACACTTTCTGTCTATGGGTAAAATACTGCAAGCGTTCGGTCTAGAATCTAAGCCTTTAGTTCAGGCACAAGCTGCGCCTCAAGTTCTTGGCGAGTATTCACCTTATGCAATGCCGTTTCAAACTGCTTACATTGGCAGAACAGAAGCTATGTCTGTTCCAGCACTTATGCGCTGCCGTAATCTTTTGGCGGGAACTATTGGAGCAATTCCTTTAGAGCTTTACAAAAAATCCACCAATGAAGAATTAGGTTCGCCTGCATGGTTAGAGCAACCTTCATACTCACAGCCAAGATCAGTAACTATTGCGTGGACGGTTGACTCGCTCCTTCTATATGGTCAAGCCTTTTGGAAAGTTGTTGAGGTTTATCAAGAAGATGGTCGTCCATCTCGCTTTGAGTGGATTGCTAACAATCGAGTAACAATCACTCTCGATAGCACAAACACTTTTGTTAGATCTTATGCAGTCGATGGCACGACATTACCAATGGACGGGTTAGGATCTCTTGTAACATTCCAGTCTTTAAGCGATGGAATCTTAAACACAGGTGCTTCAACAATTCGCGCAGCTATCGATGTGCAGAAAGCAGCTTCAATCGCAGCTGCCACTCCAATGGCAACTGGCTACATTAAGAACACAGGTGCAGATCTAGATCCTAAAGAGGTTTCCGGACTTCTTGCCGCATGGCGTAATGCTCGTAACAATCGCTCAACTGCATACCTGACTTCTACTCTTGAATACAATCCTGTTTCATTTTCACCTAAAGAAATGATGTACTCGGAAGCAATTTTTAACCTTGCAACCGAAATAGCAAGATTGTGCAATGTACCTGCTTATTATGTTTCAGCGGATCAGAATAACTCTATGACTTATGCAAATGTACAGGATGAGCGTAAGCAATTCTTAACGCTATCTTTACAGCCATTCATTACTGCGATTGAAGATCGTTTGTCTATGGATGATATTACAGCCCGTGGCAATGTAGTGAAGTTCGATATTGATAAGAACTTTCTGCGTACTGATCCACTTCAAGAATTGGCAGTCATTGAAAAACTGCTAACGCTTAATCTAATTACTCCAGAGCAAGCGATGGAAATGACTGATCTAACACCTAACGGAAATAATGGTTTAGTATGAATCAAGTAATTACTTTCTCAGCTGATCTCACAGCAGACTCAGCAAATCGCACAGTATCAGGCAAGATTGTGCCTCTTAATGTTGAAGCAGGATCGACAAACATGGGCAAAGTTATCTTTGCTTCTGGATCTATTGCTATCGAAGATCCTAAAGCAATCAAGCTGTTAAGTCAGCACGATAACAAAAAGCCTCTTGGTCGCATGGTTTCTTTTAGTGAATCAGAGAACTCAATCGATGCAGTCTTTTCAATTAGCCGCTCACAGCGCGGTACAGAAGCTCTAATCCTTGCAGAAGAAGGATTACAAAGCGGTCTGTCAATCGGGGCAGAAGTCCTCAAGTCAAAGATCAAGGATGGCGTGACATATGTATCCGCTGCACGCTTGGTCGAAGTAAGTTTGGTAACAGAGCCAGCATTTAAGTCTGCTCAAGTTACTGATATTGCAGCAGAAGAATCTGCTGTAGAAGAATCAACCCAACCAACAGAAAGCGAGACAGCCACCGTGGAAGAAACCACTCCAGCAGTCGAAGCAACACCAGTTGAAGCACCAGCGGTCGAAGCTGCTCGCCCAACTGTTTCAGCAGCATACTACACAAAGCCACGCATTGAAGTTACAGCTGCTAAGTACGCAGAAAACTCAATCCGCGCAGCACTAGGCGATGAGGATGCTCGTCAATACCTACGCGCAGCAGCAGACACAACAGATAACGCTGGACTTGTTCCAACTCGTCAGTTGTCAGAAATCATCAACCCATTGGGTACAACAATCCGTCCATCAATCGATGCAATCTCTCGCGGAGTATTGCCAGATGCAGGTATGACTTTTGAGATCCCACGCATCACACAGATGCCAACAGTTGCGATTGAGCCAGAAGGCGATGCATTCAGCGACACAGATCAAAACTCTAACTTCCTATCTGTAACAGTACAGAAGTATGCAGGACAGCAGACATTCTCTGTCGAATTGCTAGATCGTACATCTCCAGCATTCTTTGATGAGCTAGTACGCAACATGGCAGCAGCTTACGCAAAGGCAACTAACGCAGCAGTAAACGCAGCGTTGATCTCTGGAGCAACAACAGATGCAACAACAGTTGCAACATATCCAACAGCAGCAGAATTGCTAGGCATTGTTGCTCGCGGTTCAGCTTCTGTCTATGGAGCAACAGCAGGACTTGCAAATCCATTTGCTCGCAACATGGTTGTCTCAACAGGACAATGGTCTAACATTATGTCTCTCAACGATGCAGGTCGACCAATCTACACAGCAACAAATCCAATGAACGCTGGCGGAGCAGTTGCACCAACATCTCTAACAGGTAATGTTGCAGGACTTAACCTCTATGTTGATCCAACAAACGGCGGCGATGGCGATGGAACAATTCTTATCGTTAACCCAGATGCTTACACATGGTACGAGTCACCAACATACCGCCTACGCGCAGAGTCAACAGCTAACGGATCAGTAACAGTCGGTTACTACGGATTCGGTGCTATCGCAACTAAGGTTGCAGCTGGCGCATTCAAGAACAACAAGGCGTAACAAACTCACTAAGTCGCTCTGGGGAGTAGTAGCCCTCTACTCCCCAGAGTCTTTAGAAAGGACATCATGGCACTTACAACAGTCGCAGAACTCCGTAGCACTCTCGGAGTCGGTACTTTGTATCCAGATGCAACCCTTCAAGAAGTATGTGATGCAACGGATGCTGTCCTTCTGCCTATGCTTTGGCAGAACGAGCTTTACAATACGCATCAAAGCCTTACAAACAATGTGGCAACTCTTTACTTTGGTCAAGAGATTTCTAAAGATTTCTATGTAGGACAAAGCATAATCATTACTAAAAACGGAAGCCCATATAACGGCACTAAGACAATCACTGCCATCGGTTCGGGCTCACTTTCATATGCTGCAACTGGAGCAGATCAAGGCACTCATGCCGTCCAGCCTTTCGGAATTGTTGCAGGAACAGTCACTGACTATGCAACTGACACAGCAGTTCAGCAAGCAGCTTTAATGATATCTGTTGAAATCTGGCAAGCGCGTACAGCCACTCTCTCAGGCAGTAACGCTGTAGATTTCCAGCCAAGCCCTTACCGAATGAGCGCACAGCTTTTCGCTAAGGTGCGAGGATTGATCGCGCACTGCTTATCACCTAACTCTATGGTGGGCTGATGCCTGTTGCCGTCACTACTCTTAGGACTACATTAGCAACGGCTTTAGTCGATAACGCTAAGTGGCAGACTTTTGCTTTCCCACCTGCCACAGTCCTGGCTAACTCTGTGATTGTCTCTCCAGATGATCCTTATCTAACACCTAGCAACAATCAACACATTGGCATTAGTCCAATGGCTAACTTCAAGATTGTTATGACTGTTCCACTGTTCGACAATGAGGGAAACCTTAACGGCATCGAGGACACAGTCTGTGGCGTGTTCGCAAAGCTCGCTGCATCATCTTTGACCTATAATGTAAGCGCGATAAGCGCACCAAGTATTCTCAACGCTGCATCGGGTGACCTACTCAGCTGCGAGATGTCCGTATCAATCCTTACGAGTTGGAGCTAAAATGTCCGAGTGGGAAAAAGAAAACGAAGCCTTCCTGATCAAGATCGGGCAGGTAGCACCATCATCACCAAAGCCAGCACCTACAAAGAAAGACGAGGAATAATCTCATGGCTGTATTTCTAAATAACAAAGTCGGTGTGAAGATTAACTCCGTTGATCTTTCAGACCATGTCACAAGCATTACACTAAACCGCACATTCGATGAGCTGGAAGTTACAGCAATGGGCGATTCTTCACACAAGTTCGTTAAGGGCTTAGAAGCATCAACTGTAACAATCGACTTCCTAAATGACACAGCATCTGCAAATGTATTGGCAACACTACAGGCAGCATGGGGAACCACAGTCACATGTGTATTCCTACAGGAAAAGGGAACAGCAGTCTCAGCGACTAACCCTCTTTACACCGTTTCCCTGTTGGTGAACAACACGACAGATCTCAACGGCGCTGTCGGGGACATGAGCACACAATCGATTACATTTACTGCTAACTCAACAGTTGCAGTAACAACATCTGGCACATTCTAAAAAACTAACAAAGGGGCAAAACCATGGCAAAACTAAAGATAGTTCGTACAGATGGAAGCGTACTAGAAGGCGAGATCACTCCAGCAGTGGAGTACTCATTCGAGCAGTACGCTAAAAAGGGCTTCCATAAGGCGTTTCGCGATGAAGAAAAGCAAAGCGATGTCTATTGGTTAGCATGGGAAGTAACACGCAGGTCAGGTGAATCTGTTAAGCCTTTTGGAATGGATTTCATTGAGACACTTAAAAGTGTCGAGGTGCTTGATTCAGACCCTTTAGCTTAAAGCGCGATCTTCCATTCACCTATCTAATTGCTAGGCTAAGCATTAGGTTGGGAATCGCGCCACAGCAGTTATTAGATCTAGATAAGACCATGCTCGATGCATTAGTGCATGGGCTCAAGGATGAAGCGAAAGAGGTGAGCGATGCCAACAGAGGTAAAGGGCGCAATCGAGCTTCGTAAAGCCCTTAGACAATTTACTCCCGATCTTGCTAAAGAAACACAGAAAGAAATCGCTGGAATCTTAAAGCCTATTACTACAAAGGCTCGTGGCTTTATTCCATCTTCTACGCCTTTAAGCGGATGGGCTAAAAGTGGTAACGGCACATGGGGCAATCGAGTTTGGTCATCTGGAGAAGCAAAGCGTGGCATTGGATATAAGACCACGCCATCAAAACCTAATCGTTCAGGCTTTCGCGCACTTGCTCGTATTGTTAATGCTTCAGCATCTGGATCTATTTATGAGACTGCTGGTCGATTAAATCCACAGGGCAGACCTCAAGCTCCGTTGGCTAAGGTAGTTGCACCCGGACATTCTAATTTTGGAAAGACAATTCGTTCAGGATCTAAAGGCGAATCTGTCAGCAATAACCCTCGTGCTGGAGAACAATTTATTGAGGCGATGAATCGCACTTCACCCATTGTGAATGCTTATCAAAGACAAGAAGGACAAAGAGGTCGCGCTTCTCGTAAGATGAAAGGTCGCGCAATCTTTCGCGCATGGGCTGAGGATCAAGGCAAAGCTAACGCTGCAGTTATCAAAGCGATTGAAAAGTCTAAAATTGAATTTGAGAAAAGGACACAGGTGAGATAATGGCAGCAGATGTAAAGATTGACATTGCTGCCGAGTTCACTGGCAAGAAGGGCTTTAAGCAAGCCGAGACAGCAACAGACAAGATGGAGAAGAATGTCAAGAAATTGGCAGGGGCTCTAGGTCTTGCTTTTAGCGGTCAGGCGATTCTGGCTTTCGGTAAGGCTTCCATCAAGGCAGCAGCCGAAGATGAGAAGGCACAAAAGCAATTAGCTCTAGCTCTTAAAAATGTTGGACTCAGCAGAGATGCAGCATCGTCTGAAGATTATATTCAGCGACTACAGAGTGAGTTCGGTATTCTTGATGACAAGCTGCGCCCTGCCTATCAGACACTAGCGGTAGCAACACGCGACACACAGCAAGCACAGCAGCTTCTCAATCTTGCTTTAGATATTTCAGCCTCAACAGGCAAGGACTTAGGTTCAGTCACATCCGCATTAAGTAAGGCATATCTAGGAAACAATACTGCACTGTCTAAACTTGGTGTCGGTATTTCTAAGGCAGATCTTAAAGCTGGCAAGTTTGAGGATATCGTTACTCAACTTGAAACCACATTCGCAGGGTCTGCAACACAAGCCGCTAATACCTTTCAAGGCTCAATCGATAAGTTAGGCGTTGCATCGGCTAATGTGCAGGAGATCATCGGTGAAGGTTTAATCGATGCTATTAGATCTTTAAGCGATGAAGACACTGTAGATAACCTAGCAGTCCAGATGCAGAGCGTTGCTGTTTACACAGCAGATGTTATTCGTGGCATTGGTGTAATGGTCGGATATATACAAAATGTAGTCGAACAAGTAAACAAGATCCCCGGACTTAGCAAAATCATGGAACTTGTTTTGTCCACCAATCCTATATTTGGAGCAATAGCAACCTTAAACAAATTAGGTGCAGCAACTAGATCCACGGCTGGCATTGAGGCTCAAGGCTTGGCAGACCTAGCCAGATTACAAGCTGAGTATGTTGTTAAGACTTTAGAGGCTAAGAAGAAGCTTACAGCAACGGAAATAGCAGCATTAAAAGCTGCTAGACTAAAACTGGCTATTGATAAGGCGCAACTGGCTTTGAATAAGGGCAACGATGTCTTTGACATGGACAAGATCCAGAATGCAGCAGCTCTTAAGAATCAAGCCGAACAACTTGCCAAGTCCACGACTGACACACAAAGACTCCAGATCGCTAATGACATTGCTCGCCTAAATGTAAAGCAATCAATCTCAAATCTTGAGGATGCTATTGCTGCTAAGGATGAGGCAGCCATCGTTAAAGCAACCGAGAAGCTAAATGCTGACCTTAAGATACTCGGTGCTCTTACTAACCAAGACTTAAAGCTAAAAGATATTAAATCAATCCTTGAAGGTCTCAAACCAGCCGAGTTAATCGACCAAAAAAATCTAGATGAGGCATTGCGTAAGATTAAAGAGATGATGGACTTACTTGCTCAAGCCAATACAGCAAGCAAGGCAAAAGTACCGACAAGCGGATCAATGGGGTCAGGTATTCCAGCAGGAGATTTTGTCGCGCCTATTTCAACAGCAGGCGGATCTATTGGGGCTATCCTTGAATATGCAGATGCAGCTACAGAGCGCGCTAACGCTTTTGCACTATTGCAAGAACAGCAGAATTATGCAGATTATCTAGGCTTGATTGACTATCAGCGCACAGTGGGCGATCTAGGCGGTTATAGTCCTACCATGAACCGAGGCGGTTCAGGCGGTGGATCAGGTAACACCATCATTGTAAACACAGGCGTGGGAGATCCTAACGCTATTGCAGAAGCTATTGACAATGTGCTTCGTGAAGCACGAGACCGAGGAACGCTAACAATCGCATGACATGGCTTCCAGAGTGGCGAGTTACAGTAGGTGATGATGTCTATACGACTGTCACCTCTGTGTCGTATGCCTCTGGTCGCTTAGACATTGACCGCCAAGCCACAGCTGGTTACTGCCAAGTACAAATTGTCAATACAGATAACACACCTTTCACCATCAATGTTACAGAGCCAGTTACTTTAGAGCTTAAGAACTCATCTGGCACTTATGTCACTGTATTCGGTGGAGAAGTCTCAGACTTTAACATCGGTGTGCGTAGCCCTGAAGAATCAGGCTATGTCACTACTGGAACGATTCTAGGCATTGGCTCATTGGCTAAACTGACTAAGGCTGTCTATAACACAGCACTTGCAGAAGGCTTAGATGGCGCACAGATTGCAGCCATTCTAGGAGCAGCCCTTAACCTCACATGGGCAGAAGTCATACCGACTGTTACATGGGACACCTATCCCGCAGATGTAACATGGGCAACCGCAGAATCTTACATCGGTGAAGTGGATTCAGGCTTCTACACAATGATTGCCCTTGCAGCTAGTGCAACTGCTAAATCTCAGACCTTGACAGATCAGATCGCTAATAGCGCACTTGGTCAGATGTACGAGGAAAAGGACGGAGATGTCTCTTATGCAGATGCAGACCACAGATCTAACTATCTCGCAGCAAATGGCTTTACTAACCTCGATGGCGCATATGCAACACCAAGCTCTATCACCTCAACAACTCAAATTGCTCGCATCCGTAACAGCCTTATCTACAAATACGCTACAGGATACGGATCTACCTACAGCACCTCAGATGCGGACTCCATAGCCTCTTACGGACTGTTTGAGCGGTCAGTCGAATCTAACATTAAGAACCTTGCAGACATCACCGACATCGCCTCTAGAGAGCTCAAACTGCGTGCTACGCCACGAGCATCATTAGGTGCTATTCGCTTCCGTCTAGATAATCCAGACATGCCGAGTGCAATGCTTGACAGCCTTATCGGTGTCTTTTTTGGTCAGCCTGTACTAATTAACAATCTGCCTAGCAACTTACTAGGTGGCACTTTTGACGGCTTTGTCGAGAATGTGGCTCTTAACGCTACTCCGACTTATGTGGACATAACTCTATATGTCTCAGCTACAGACTTCTCACTCAGTACGACTCAATGGGAAACAGTTACACCCGCCTCTCTAGCTTGGACAGGCGTGAATGGTACACTTACATGGACAAATGCGACAGGAGCACTAACCTAAATGGCACTATCACCGAACTATGGATGGGCTGAGCCAGATAACTCAAGCCTTGTAAAGAATGGCGCACAGGACATCCGCGCTCTGGGCGATGCGATTGACACATCACTATGGAATGTTGGCTTTGGTCAAGCTGGTAAGAACAAGATTATCAATGGTGATTTTGGTGTTTGGCAACGCGGTACATCATTTAGCAATCCTGCAAATGGTACTTTTTGCGCAGACCGATTTAAGACTATCAACGATGGTACAGGTGCAACTCGCACAGTAAGTCAGCAAGCCTTTACGGTTGGTGCTGCTCCAGTTTCAGGTTATGAGTCACAATACTTTATGCGATACGCAGTTACAGCAGCTGGATCTGGTAACACCTATCAAGGCATGCAGCAATTCATTGAAGATGTAAGGACATTTGCAGGGCAGACAGTCACTTTTTCATTTTGGGCTAAAGCGGATGCAACTAGAATTGTACAAGTTGATCTGACACAGTATTTTGGTTCAGGTGGTTCCGGTAATGTTCAAACTCTATTTAGTAATCAAACACTGACAACTTCTTGGGCAAGGTATTCAGGAACTGTAACATTACCTTCAATTTCTGGAAAGACCATCGGTACTGGAAGTGCATTGCAATTTGGCTATTATGCTCCTGCTGCAACTGCATGCACTATAGACATCTGGGGTGTGCAGCTTGAATACGGATCAAAGGCAACTCCTTTTGAGACTGCAACTGGAACAATTCAAGGAGAATTAGCCGCTTGTCAGCGTTACTTTCAATCACTAAATGGTTCTTGGGGAAGTTACGGGGCAACAAGTTCTATTCTTCCGAATTATTACCGCCATCAAACACAAATGCGCGTAACACCCACAATTACAATTACAACTGCCCCTAGTTATACCAATGCAAGCAGCATTGTAAATGATGAAAACAGTGTTACAGGTTCAAGATTCTACGCCACAGTAACATCAACTGGTGGCGGCTTTGCTACTAATTTCATCTATTCAGCATCGGCGGAGTTATAAAATGACTATCAAATACACACAAAAAGTAAGCGCATTTGGTTGGGAATACATCGAGCGTGAAAACGAAGATGGCACTATTTCAACTATTCCGAAAGACGAAGCCAACTCAGACTATCAGGCATATCTAAAGCGCGATGAAGCCGAAACTAAGTAAGGCAGCGATACAGCTACGCGAACAGTTTGATGATTCGTTCCCAGATCGTGACCGCACATCGGATGGTTGGATCGGTGATACAAGACACGCTGCTCGCAAGTCAGATCATAATCCAGATGAGCAGGGCTGGGTTCGTGCCATTGATGTGGACAAAGACTTATTCAAGGGCGGTAAGCCAGACATCATGGGAGATCTTGCTGATCAGCTTCGCACCTTGTCCAAGTCAAAAACAGACAAGCGTATTAGTTACATCATTTACGATGGACGGATCTGTTCCCACATCCTTAACTGGAAGTGGCGCAATTACACAGGGGCTAACAAACACACTAAGCACATGCATGTTAGCTTTAAGAAAGAAGCTGACAATGATGGGGCTTTTTTTCAAGTACCTATGT